ACCGTATGGTAGAGATTGTGCCATTAGTAAAATTTATTATTTAATATCAAAATATAATCACAACATTTTATCTATTTATTCTAAATTTTGAATAGGGTATGGTTCTCATGTATGATATTTCATTTGGATATACTAAATGTAATGATCCAGCAACTTCATTCCAAGTATAACTACGAATTGCTTGTGATGGATCTACATTTTCCCAATGAAAGTTTAAACCTTTAAATCCCCATTCATACAATCCTAAAGTGGCAATTAGTGGGTGCTGATCATATTGCATACCAGGAGTTTTTGCATTATATACGAAAGTATAATAATTTCCTACATTGGGAATATATTCAAGTTCCCTTAGCACTGACATAATTTCAATCATTATATCTTCAGCATCAAAAACTCTTTTGATTTTTTTTCTAATATCTCCTGATCGATTTTTTCTAATCGATTTTCCGAATCCTTCTGCCATTACTTAATGTTTAGTTCGTATTCGGTAATAATTTTAAATTGAATCTGTCTATCATCACACCATTCTTGAATAGACTTCCATTTTGATTTATTGACTTCGTATGTCTTCACTTCGTTAATATATGTTTTTTCTTTTTTGTTTCCTTTTTTAGGAGGAACAGTTTGTTTTTTTGGTTTTATTTCAATCACATATTTTTGTTTTTTCCCAGTTGATTCAAGAACTTCCATAATAAAATCTGGAAAATATCTGCATACTTTTTGTTTTACTGGGTTATAATATGGTATGCAAAATTCTTCAGAACCATACTTAAGCACATTTTCATTTCTATCACACCATTGCATGAATCTCAATTCCCAACCACTCCTGTATATGATATTAGTTGGATTTCCCATATATTTTTCAGGATTCCTTGGACGAAATAATCCTTGATGATATTTTCCATCTTTAGGCATATAATATATAGATACATAGTAATATAATACTTAAGATATTTATAGATGGCATCACCACCTATTACTAGAAAAAGAGTGAGTGAATTAAAATCTGTGATAATGAATCCTGCATTAACATCACATTTTTTATGTGAGTTTACTTTACCAGGTGCTTCAAGAACTTTCATGGATGATCGTGCTTTGTCCGGGTTTAATGGAGCAAAATATGGAAGTATTAATAATCAGGAATTGATTCAATTGTCATGCTCAGATGCTACGTTGCCTGGATCATCTCTTGCAACTTCTGAGATTAACAATGATTATAGTGGAGTAACAGAAAGACATGCTTATCGTAGATTATATGACGATAGAGCAGATTTTACATTCTATGTTGATAATGATTATAAAATTTTAGATTTCTTTGAGAATTGGATATCTTACATTGCAGGGGAAGATGATTTAAGGGAACAGAGAAGTCCAAATTATACTTATAGGGTTAATTTTCCCAAAAATTATTACTCCCCTTCAATGTACATTGTAAAGTTTGAAAAGGATTATAAAAGAGCATTTTCTTACAAGTATATAAATGCTTTTCCAATCAGTATTAATTCTATGCCAGTTTCATATGATAGTTCGCAATTATTAAAATGTACAGTTTCATTTTCATATTCTAGATACGTGATTGGAAGAACAACTGCATTCGGGGAGAACGACACTGTATTAAATTTGCGTTATGCTGATGGTTCCATAAAAGATTTTGTATTGAAAGATTCAACTTCTGAAACAGGACTTCGTAGCACTCTTGCACAGTTAGCAGAACAAGGAGTATTTGGTCCACAAACACCTCCACAATAGATAATAAATAATCACATCTGAATTGTTTTAAGATATTATGCCTTTACCACGGATATCTACTCCAACTTACGAGTTAGAACTTCCTTCTACTGGAAAAACTATTAAATACAGACCTTTTTTAGTAAGAGAAGAAAAATTACTTGTTCTTGCATTAGAGAGTGAAGATACTAAACAAGTTACTGAGGCAATCACTACAGTAATTAAAAATTGTATTTCCACAAGAGGGATTAAAGTAGAAAATCTTCCAACCTTTGATATTGAATATCTATTTTTAAATATTCGTGGAAAGTCTGTTGGAGAGGATATTGAAGTTAATATAATTTGCCCCGATGATGGTGAAACTACGGTTCCCATTACGATTGCAGTTGATGATATTAAAGTTCAAAAATTTAAAGGGCATGATACTCAAATTCATATTGATGATAAAATTATGCTTGAGATGAAGTATCCATCTCTTGATCAATTTATTAAAAATAATTTTGATTTTAGTGAGTCCAGTAACATGGATCAAGCATTTGATTTAATTTCTTCTTGTATTGATAAAGTTTGTACTGAGGATGAAGTTTGGGAAACTAATGATGTGAC